ATTCGTTCCGAGACCAAGACGCACGCTTTCGACTCGACTGCCCGTAAGAAGGTCCCGAAACACCAGAAACATCATGACCACTCAATCTTCCGGCAGTTGGCGCAAAACTTTGACCCACCAAGGGCTGAGAAGAGCGCCATTTCGAGCAACGACAGCAACCATCCGGTGGCAGGCGCCTCCCGCAAAGTTGGCGTCACCGCAACGCGCGATGCACTCCATAGTGCCGGCTTTCAGATGTTTGACGAGAGCATTAGCGGCGCTGCACGCGACAAGAAGGCTACTGGTCGCCGTGAAGTTCATGGCATCAAAGACCTGCAGCATTCGAACCCGGATGGCTCGTACTCTCCCGGCATGGTGTACTCGTTTGTCGATCAAGACATGTACATCAAAAGCTTTGCCAAATATGCCGGCGAGAACATGGTGATCATCACTCCCGAGTACAATAAGCTCGCGGGTGTTGGCACTGACTCCACGTGGTACTATACGGTCGCGGCAAATGGTGATGTGGTTGTCACCGAACGCGTCGCGACCTTCAATGGCGCAACTTTTCCTGATCAGCGCCCTTGGGACTACGCGGCAAACGATTTTATATACATCGAACACCTTGGTAAGACCATGTTCACGACGTACAACGTCTGCATCCAGTACCAACCTGGCTCGCACCACAAGTGGGTCTGGCTGGCTCGCAACACGACTACGGCCTTGTCGAAGTCGGTCTGCGACATGATGTGCAACGTGGCACAGGGCACTCCCCTCGACGGCGTTCCGCTTCGCAAGGCAAGCAACGTCGTCGTCGTCAAGGGAGAGTCAAAGGTCAAGCAGGACACGTTCCTACTTGGCTTGTTCGGTGACACTCAGTGTCCGACGTACAGCATTAAGTACGCTTACGATCAGGGCGCTGATACCTCGATGGAATTGACTGAGAACCAGTACAAGGTGTTCAACCTCATGGGGAAGAACCGCCCGAAAGGGTATGGCGTCTCGGAAGTCAAGCGCACCATGCAGATGCATACCATCTGGCGCCCCGGAG